CCCCATGATGTCGTCGTTGCGGAGCTTGAGTTTCTTCTCTGCTGGCGGAGGGAATGGATGGCCACAGGCAGGGCACTCCTTGGCCGAGATATGCACCAACTCGTCGCAGTTGTCGCAGACCTTGACAGGGGCTTCGCCGTCTCCGTCACCGCCTTTCTTCGGGGGCTGCACAGCGACAATCGGCCCGTGCATCTCCACCACGCCAGCGAAGTCCAACACCAGACAGTGATCAGTGTGGCTCTTGACGCGCATCCCTCGGCCGGCCATCTGGACGTACAGGCTCGCGCTCATGGTCGGGCGCAGCATGGCGATCAGATCAATATCGGGGTAATCGAATCCCGTTGTCAGCACATTAGCGTTCGTTAGCGCACGCAGTTTTCCAGCCTTGAAGTCATCGAGCATGCGCTTGCGCTCGGCTTTTGGCGTCTCTCCGGTGACGCACTGTGCGGCCACTCCATGCTGGCGCAGGACTTCAGCAACGTGCTCGGCGTGCTGCACACCAGTACAGAACACCAGCCAGGCCTTGCGGTCACCCGCCAACGCAATCACCTCCTGCACGACGCGCTGGTTGTTGTCGTCCGTGTCCACGGCGGCTTGCAGTTCGCTCTCAATGAATTCGCCTCCGCGCTTCTTGACACCTGACGTATCAAGCTTGGCGCTGGTGACCTTCGATCGCAGCGTAGACAAGTAGCCCTTGAACACCAACTCTTCGATACTCACAGGCTCCAGCAGCGCATCAAAGAGCGCGGGCTTATCGGTGATCAGGCCGTGTCCTAAGCGATACGGTGTGGCGGTAAGCCCCACAACGCGCAGCGCTGGGTTGATTGCCTTGAGGTCGGCCAGGAGCTTGCGGTAGCCACCCTCCTCCTTGTGATTGACGAGGTGGCACTCGTCAATGATCACCAGATCAAGGTGCCCCAGCAAGTCGGCCTTGGTTCGAACGGACTGGATGCCCGCAAACGTGATCGGCTCGCCAATGTCTCGCTTGCCAATGCCAGCGCTGTATATGCCCATCGGTGCGGCAGGCCAGTGCAGGCGCATCTTCTCGGCGTTCTGCTCCAGAATTTCTTTTACATGGCTCAAAACAAGCACACGAGTGTCAGGCCAATTTTGTAAAGCGTCTTTGCAAAGATATGCAACCACATGGCTTTTTCCTGCTCCAGTCGGCAAGACCATGCACGGATTTCCCTCGTTGCCATCCGAGAACCATTTATAAAGCGCATTGATTGCGCGACTTTGATATTCACGCAGTTGCATTGTGTTCTTTGATGTATTTAGCAGCCCTAAAAAACAAGGCTTCGTTTTCTTTCAATAGCCCAATGGCCTGATTGCACTTTTGGCATAGAAGGCCACGAACTTTATTCGTCGCATGACAGTGGTCTATGTGATAGCCAGTCTGGATGTTCGTGTCACAGATTAGGCACTGGCATCCTTGTTTTTCAAGCATTTGAGCAACTTCAGACTCCATCAAGCCATACTCTTTTTTGATGCGCGCCCACCTAGCCCTTTCTGATCTTTTGGCGCGTGTCTTAACATCGCAATCAATGCAGTTGTTGGTTTTGACGTACCGACGATAGTGGCCATGTGGACACGCTTTGTCTGCCATGTACTCAAGTGATCCATTTGCCAGAGCAGTCAGCGCAGCCGCATGATTTGCTTCAGACCGTTTGCTTGATCTTCCGCTTGAGTTGATTGCAGCTTTACCGCGTGCTTTTGCAATGCACTCAGAGCAATTTCCAGATGAAGCGTATCGCGGAGAAAGATGGCCTTTGGTGCATCTCTTCCCTGTGAAATACAGAGTTTCTCCAAGTTCTCTTGCGCGCTGACCTGTAGCTGGCAGTTTTGAAAATTCTGAATGGAATTCGTGTTTCTTTGCCATGATGAACTCACGTTAAATTTCGGTTCATCATAACACCGAACCAAGCGTAGAGCTGGTCTATGGTGCGCTGTTGGTAGTCACGGAGCATCAGCCAACAATCCTTCCATTGAACTCTTCCCGCAACTGCGACAGCATCTGCCCAGGGCTAGCGCACTCGCTCGGATTAGCCAATATCTCGCGGCTGCTAAACACGCCATTACCGGACATGCCATTGGCTACGTCCTTGCCATTGATCACATAGATTGCCTTCCACTCGTCAGGCCCAGGCTTGCGCTGCCACGGCACCAGATCAGGATGCAGCACATGGCTCTCGCAGCCCGTGCGTTGGGCGTCTAGCGGGATCGAATCATCCCAGCGGGCGCAGTGCCAAGTGCTGTCAGACTTGGGCGTAGCGTGGGCGCAGGTACGGCAGTTGGCGTGCTCTGTGGTCTTGCTCTCGTGGCAGAACTCGTGCGCGTCGCAGAACTTGCACTGATACCAGCTCGGGTCATCGCTGATTGGCGGTGGCATGCGCTCGGACAATGCAATGTAATGCCCACGACGCACATACTTTTCCGCGATTTCCTTGTCATATTTGACGCGTTCTGTATAGATTTGGTCGTTATCTTTACAGATGGCGAAGTAGAGCGCCCGCTCAATGCCCGTGCCGTGCATGTAAACCTGCATCTGCACAAAGTGCTCGGGCTTGGATTTCTCCACGCCGTTCTTCACCATGTCGTCGAATGACTTCTTGCTGTGGGTCTTGAACTCGGCCACATGCTGGGCCTTGGGGGCTTCTGGCACGCCCTTCTCAATGATCCCATCCAGTGAGCCAGAGACATGACTGCCGAAATCCACCCGGTGCTGGGTGGACACCTTGCGAACGTCTATGCCAATGGCCCGTAGGTCAGCGATGATGTTCGTCTCCTCCTGATGGCCACGGCGAAACAGGCGCAGGATTCGGCCGGGGAACTTGGGTTGTACAGCCCACCGGAACGACAGCCAGAGCCAGCGGTCACACACATGGCCCAGCGTGCTGACGCCAAGGTGCGGTCTGGGGGCTTCAGCCTTTTGCTCGTGGTGCTTGTCAATCAGCGCCTGGATGCTATGATCCGACTCGGGTATTTGCATTGCCCACTCCTTGTTTAGTTGTTTGATTGCCCCCGGCGTAAAAACCGGGGGCTATTTTTTTACTTCTTAGCCCAAGGCGGCGCAGCGCTCTTCGCCGCAGCAGGGGCAGGCGCAGCGGCCACCGTTGCCACCGGAGCGGGGCTACCGGACATGGACTTGTAGCCCTTGACCTCGTTGCCAGCACCGTACTGAGCGTCTTCCTTGATCGACAGTTTGATGCCGAGCTGGCCACCGATGAGCTGGTCGGTGTCGGTCACCTTGCCCAGACCAATCGCCCGCATGATCTCGCCCAGGTCAGCGCGGCCAATCTCCTCGGCCTTGGGGTTCGGGTTCTTGATGTTCAGGTTACCGAACACCACGCGCCCTTGGTGCGTCGGGCCGGTGATGTCGTAGCGCAGCTTGATGTACTGGCCAGTGCCAGCCTTGGTGTCCTTCAGCTCGGCTTGGCTGATGGTGGCGGTGTACCAGCCGGCGGGAAGGGGCTCGAAAGCGCCGGTGTTGCCCTTGGGCAGTTCGTTAGCGTCAAAAGATTCGGGTAGGAAAGCCATGATTTACTCCTTAACAGTGATTTTGAAAGACGGACGGCCCGGTTTGACCGTGATTGCACCAGCCAGAGGGCGAGTGATTGCTTCGTCGGCCTGCTTCCAGGCTGACATGTTGATTTCAGGCTTCCACCTGAACAGATTGGGCAGGTGATCCGACAGGCCCATCTCAGCGGCCAGCTCTTGCAGTTTGGTGGAGTCCACCTTGCGATCAATACGGCCTTGGATCTTGACCACGAAGCCCGTAGGCTCGGCTGTCTCGGTGGACTCAAACGCCTCAGGCAAGCCCAGCATCTTGACGATTTGGTCTTCGATCTTGCGGCGCTCGGTGACTGCCTCCTCCTCGGAGGTCTTCCAGCGCAGCCAGTCGTTGCTTAGTTCTTTGAGGTCAGTCATGCTCTGTCCCCAATTTTCTGAATGATTGCACCCAGATCAGGCGCTTCCCAAGCGGAGAGCTTGCCCGAACGATCCTTTGCTAGCCACAGCCCGTCGCTGTCGCACATGATGGCCCGCTGGGTCACGCCCTCGGCATCGCGCTCTACGCGCAGGGCCAGCACCTCGTCGAAGAAGTAGGGCAGGCCTTGGGTCAGGCTCTTGCCGGGCATTCCTGGGTTGTAGAGCATCTTGCCCATCTCGTCTTGGCTCTTCTC